GCTGCTGGATACAGCTCCTCAGTCTTTAAGGCCTCAAAGATCTGAAGCGCCAAAGAAGTGGTGGCGTTGTAGGCCTCAGCTTTCGTCCTGTAGATCTGGGACGTGAGCAGGCCGGGATGAGCATCAGGGTTGATCCGAGCGTTCACGATGTTGTTGCTTGTAATCCAACTAAGTTTGGTCAAACCAAGCGTAGTGTAGGCGCAAGCAACTGCACGATCGATGAGGTCACTGGTACCCCCGAGTGGCTGATCGGGAGTGGTGAACTTATCTAAGTGCGATCGAGAAGTCTCGAAAGAACCACCAATGCTACAAACGATTGGCGACGCGGTGACCTTTGCGCGCTGATCGGTTGCTGTCAGGTAACGGTTGAACACGTGTTGGGAGCCATCAACCTGAGATGGCGGCCTATCACCTACTTTAAGCGCCGTACGAGCGACTTGTCCTTGAAGACCTGTCTCTCTCATACGTGCCTCGGGATTACGAGCTGTGGTGGTCTTAGCAACCTTCCTTCGCTCGAATCCGTCAAAGCTGGCGAACCACGTGGGATAGAAGCGCGTATATTGTCTGCGCTCCGCCTCCGTACGATGTTCCAAGACGATTGTGTGCGCTAACACATAGTCATGATAGCGGCCACCTGGGCGCGTCTCGGAAGCTAATTTACGAAGACAATCGCGTGCGCCCCACGCGATGTCTCGTTCCAATTGGGAAGTGGACCTAAGCTGTCGCCCCAGCTTCGTTTCCCAGCCAAGGAAGTAGTCGTCTACTCTCTCCATTTGTTGTCTGAGAGAGTATCTTTCGAATTCTTCCGTTCTACCGGGGAGGTGAGCGTGTGAGGACATCCACGATCGAAGAAAAATCATTCGATGGGATCTACTTTCAACCTCCCGATCCGTTACGTACTCACACCGCGTCCGGTGCCCAGCCTCAACGCGAGCGTGAACTGTGGCGAGCGAGTTCATGCGCCGTTGTATGTCAGCTAAAGGTACGGCTAGGTAGGCCTTTAGCGTTCTTTCAACCCCTTTCTTATTCAGGGTCAGGAAAGGGCTGCCTGTTCGCTGCGAGCTCGGCAACCCACCTCCTCCTAGCCGTAGCCAGGGCATCTCGGAGCGCGGTGTCGCGTTCCTCACCGGTTAGAGCCTCAATGGCAATCCTCTCGGCGAGGGTTAGGGCGTCGACACCCGCTTCTAAGACCTGCACGAGTGGAGTCTCGTGAGGCCTTAACGCCGTTTCGAGGCGGCGTTGAATAGCTTCTTGCTGCTGACGATAGTGTTCAGCAGCGGCGGCAAGCTCGCGAGAAGCAGTAGCGCGAGCTTGAGAGCGAG